GCGATGCAAAAAAGGATTTAATTGAAGCCAAAACAAAACATTTGTTTTTATCATTCACCCAGGTTGAAGCGGGATTTACCGAGTTGGTTAGTGAAACTATCCACCACGTACCAATGCCGCAAAAGTTGCAAACCATAATTAATCGGTTACGGATTGACAAAGTATTGACGGGGAAATATGGCCAAACCATATTGGCAGATACAGAGGTTAAATTATTAAATAAGTTGCACCAATTACACACCGGCACCATAATATTTGATGAAGTACCGGAAGGTGAGCCAGAAGGGGCGATTTTCGACATGTACAAATTTGAGTACATATTTAATAAGTTTATCAAACAGCAAAACAACAAAATTGCCATATTTTACAAGTTCAAAAATGAACGGTTGGTTATTATCACCCAATCAAAATTGGCGGGGGTTGGTTACACAGAATCGCCGGAAGAGTTCCAAAGTGAGGGATCAAAGCGTGTTTTTTTGTCACAGTTTCAAAGCGGGCGCGAAGGAATAAATTTAAGCGCGGCGGATTGCCTGGTATGTGTTAATATTGATTTTTCGGCCATTACATATTTTCAAGTGCGTGCCCGTTTGCAATCAAAGGATCGTCAAAAGGAAGCGGCGGTGCATTGGATATTTTCGGAAAATGGCATTGAGGATAAAATTTACCGCGCCGTTTCTAACAAAAAAGATTACACATTATCCTATTTTCGCAAAGATGAAGGAAAGCGAAATACAACACCAAATAATAAAATACCTGGAATCGGCGGGATGGTACCCGGTTAAAATCATCCAATCTAATAAAAATGGTTGGCCCGATTTACAAGCGCACAAAGCCGGATATACAATATTTATAGAGGTAAAAAGCGAAAGCGGCCAATTATCCGAGTTACAAAAATATCGTCATAAACAATTAACCCAATTTGGGTTTATAGTCATCACCACTAACAACCTAAAACATTTTACACATGAATTTGAAATTGCCCGCACAGAATTATACAACCAAAGGCATATCGTGCATCCCAACTGACAACACCAAACGATCCATTGTATCATGGAAGCAATATCAACAACGCATACCAACCCAGGATGAAATTAACCAAATGTTTGACGGTCCACGTGTGCAAGGCATTGCGGTTATATGTGGCGCAGTATCGGGTAATTTGGAAGTAATAGATGTGGATTGTAAATACGGGGTTGATTTTGACCAATACGCCGAAAAAATAAAGGCAGCCGATCCGGTATTATATGACAAACTTTTGATTGTTAAAACCAAATCAAACGGGTATCATATTTATTACCGGTGCGAATATATAGAAGGCAACCAAAAGTTAGCAGAACGCCCCGCAACCGATGATGAGCTACATGATAACCCAAACGTTAAGCAATGCGTATTGATTGAAACGCGGGGCGATGGGGGGTATGTAGTGGCACCACCAACCGATGGTTACAACCCCGTTCAAATCCGTGAAGAAATACCGGTAATATCAATCAATGAGCGGGAAACATTAATTAGCATTGCCAAATCATTTAACCAAATTATTGAGCACTACAAATTACCTACATTGCCACATAACAATGATATTGTTACCGTGTGGGATGATTACAACAAACGCGGCGATGTTGTGGCATTATTAGAAAAGCACGGATGGACCAAAACGGGGCAAAGCGAAAACAAAATGTATTGGTTGCGCCCAGGTTACACAACATCGGCACATTCGGCTGTATTATTTACAGATACCCGCATATTTTATCCGCACACCACCTCATCCGTATTTGAGAATAAAGGTTACAACCCATTTAGCATTTATGCCGTTTTGGAGTGCAACGGGGATTTTAAAAAGGCAGTAAAACAATTGGCGGGTGTATATGGCCAACAAAACAACGATGGTTGGTTTTGGACGTATAGCAAAAACGGAGCCGTAACCATACAACGGTTTATGTTACAGGAATGGTTACACGCTAACAATTACCAATTATATTTTCATGATGTTAGGAGCGGCATTTACCGTTTGATACATGAGGATAACAAAATAGTGCGCGAAGTGTACCCAGAATCAATAAAAAAGTTTATTAAACAAAAATTGGTTGATGCAAAGCATTATGAGGTAATGGAAGCAATAATGAGGCAAACCAATTCAATTTTTAACGATTCGTTTTTTGAATACATTGATAAAAGCGATGTTGAAATATTACGGGATGAATCAAATAAGTGTTATTTCCCGTTTAAAAATGGCATCATAACCATAACAAAGGATGGTATTGATTTAATCAAATACGGTGCAATCCATCAGTCAATTTGGGATTCACAGATTATAAATTTTGAGGTTATAATTAACCATGAAATTGAATTAAAAGAGTGCAAGTTTTACCAATTTATCAGTAAAATAAGCGGCGATGATCCGGAACGTATTTTGTATGCAATGACATTAATTGGTTATATTTTGCATAGCTATAAAGATCCGGCGCGACCATATGCGCCGATATTAGCCGAGGAAACGGATGATGAAGCAAAGGGGGGCGGAACGGGCAAAGGGTTGTTTTTCCAGGCAATCAGTAAATTAGTGCCAACCGTTCGAATTGATGGTAAAAACTTTAAACCGGATAAATCCTTTGCATTTCAACGCGTAACATTGGGCACAAAGTTGGTTGTAATTGAGGATTGCCCCAAAAACGTGGATTTTGAGAAGTATTACCCAACCATTACAGAGGGCATGACCGTTGAAAAAAAGAATAAAGATGAGTTGTTTTTATCTTATAATGAATCGCCCAAAATAGCATTTACGACTAATTATAGCATTTCAAACACCGCAGAACATGCCAAAAGGCGGCAAAGGGTGTTGGAATTTGCGCCGTTTTTTTCGAGCAAATACACCCCATTTGATCATTTTGGGCACAAATTATTTGATGAATGGGAGCATGAAGAGTGGCAAAGGTTTTACAATTTTATGTTTATATGCGTTCAAATGTATTTGGATGAAGGGATAAAACAGATTGAGAACAGCGATAAATTGAAACGCAAACAAATCAAAATGCAATTTGGAGAGGACTTTTTGGACTATTTCGATGATCTAATTAAAGAGCATTTAGGGCAAGGTTTGGGGGTGTCGGATGAATGGAAAAATTACCTAAATAGGTACGAAATTGATCGTAAAGATTATTCATTGAAGCGGTTTAAAAAAGGGTTACAAATGGGTTCCCAGATTTTGGGGATGGATTACATCGATTACAAAAACAGACAAAACAATAACCTCAAAATGTTCAAAATAGAGCAAAAGGGCGAAAATGAGCAAAAAAGTGTAACCGATGTAACCGATTTATTTTGATTTGTAACGTATTTTTTAAAAATGGGTTACATCCTAACACATTGGAAATCAATTTGGTAACTATGTATGTAATCGATGTAATCTATTTTTATTATAAATTGGTAGGTAGGTAGTTATTTATATATATATATAGAAAGTAGAAAAAATGAAAAAAACGATTACATTGATTACAAGCGATCAAAAGTTGTGGGATAAAAAAGATATTTATGAAGTATGGAAAGATATAAAACATCATAATATTTACCGTTGTGTTACAACGACCAGAACAGAGGCGGAAATATTGGAAATATTTAAGGAACGTTTTTATATCAAAGATTACCCGGTAACCATTTACAAAAATGGTAAAATAATTGCCCGATGGAATAATAAACAAATGGATTTTAACAACACCCCCGTTTATGATATGGAAGCCAAATTTACTTTTGCTAACTTAGCCGAATTCATGAGTGCGTTGGAAATATCCAGATCTCAGGCAATGTATAGATTAAAAACACAAAAACGTTACAAATGGAAAATTTAAATAATATGCCGTTATACGCAATTACAATCGAAATAAAGGTATTTGCACCCGATATAGTACAAGCAATTGAACAAGGGCAAAAAGTGGCTCAAAACGTCTGTAATGGTGCCACAATGGTAAATATTACACAGATTGGTTAATTTTATAATTGTTAGGGGTTATTTAGATTTGATTAAATATTATGGAAAAAAAGAGAGCAGGCAGACCGCCAAAGGAATATGAAATAAAAGTTAGGGAAACCGCGTTGGCTGCCATCGTGAATAAATACGGTAGCGTTGAAGCGGGTTTTGATGCGTTGTTAAGTAGTGGCGTGCCATCGTTAATAATTTACGCATGGCAAATGGCGGTTGGCAGACCAGAGGAAAAAAAGCAATTAGAGATAACGGGCGATAATGTACAAAACATCCAAATAATACAATTGCCAGATAATCAACGGGATGTAATTGATATTACACACATCCAGGATAATGTAAACGAAAACGAACTAATTGATAATGAGCCAACAACAACAAAACACAACGATAATACGACCGCAACGGGGGTACCAGGAAATAGCGTTGAGTAGTCCGGCTGATATTGTTATTGGTGGGGCGGCGGCGTTTGTGGGTAAAACATTTGCATTGTTATTAGATCCATTGCGGCACGTTAACACCCCTGGATTTGGCGGGGTTATATTCCGGCGCACATCGGTGCAAATTAGGAATGAGGGCGGGTTATGGGATACGTCAATGAAGTTGTACCCGATTGTTAAAGGTGAGCCGCGCGAATCATCGTTAGATTGGAAATTTCCTGTAGGCACAAAGATTTCATTTCGGCATTTGGAATATGAAAAGAACAAATATGATTGGCAGGGTGCACAGATACCGTTTATTGGATTTGATGAATTGACGCATTTTAGTGAATCAATGTTTTTTTATCTGTTAAGCCGTAACCGGTCCAATTGTAAGGTGCGGCCGTTCGTTCGCGCTACATGTAACCCCGATCCGGAATCATGGGTTTATAAACTAATCAAATGGTGGATTGATCCGGAAACGGGTTTTCCAATATTGGAGCGGCGCGGGGTATTGCGGTACTTCATTAAATACGGTAATGATTATATTTGGGGGGATTCGTATGATGAAGTAATGCAAAAAGCCGAGCACATTATTACGCCAATGGTTGAACAAAGCGGATTGAATCCAAAGGACTTTATAAAATCCATTACGTTTGTATCTGGTAGCATTTACGATAATAAAGCGGGGTTAGAGAATGATCCGAGTTATCCCGGCAATCTGTTAAGCCAGGACGAAGATACGAGGCGTCAATTATTAGAAGGGCGTTGGAAGGTAAGCAATAACCCAAATGATTTATTTGATTTTGATAAGTTCGCCAATTGTTTTGATGGTGCCAGGTTGAAGAGTAAAGAGGGCCGATATATAACGGCGGATATTGCGATGAAGGGGAGTAATAAATTGGTTGTTGGTTATTGGGAAGGGTTCGAATTAATGGACGTTGAAATTATGGATAAATCGGACGGCAAACAGGTGATTGATTTGATACAAAACATGGCAAATAAATATTCGGTAGATAATCGTTATATTTGTTATGATAGTGATGGCGTTGGTAGTTACATTGACGGGTTTATAAGGGGCGCGGTTCCATTTAATGGTGGCGCATCGGCGTATAGTGTAAAGGATCCAACAAGCGGACGGCTAATTAAAGAGAATTATATGAATTTAAAGGCGCAATGTTTTTACCGGATGGGCGGACGTGTTGAAGATGGGCAAATAAAGGTTAACAAACATGTTGCAAATAAAATGTATGATGCAACGATGAATATCCGCCAAAGGTTCATGCATGAGCGCAAAGCAATTAAACGCGATAAAGCCGATTATGACGGCAAACTACGTTTGATTAGCAAAGATGAAATGAAAGTAAAGTTGAACGGGGATTCACCCGATTTAATGGACATGTTCATGATGCGGGAAATATTTGAATTAAAACCTAAAATGGTATTTGCATATGGGAATAATTGACCGGTTATTTGGTAGCACCAAAACCATTAAGAAATTAGAAACGCAGGTTAAAGCGTTGCAACGTTCGTATTTAGGCATGCAGATAAACGCCACAACGGCAATTTATCCATCATGGCAAGTTGTTGAAAATATAGATCAGTATTGCACCATTGATGATGTGTACAGCATTATTAGTTATTTAAGTGAAACGGCGGCGCGTATTCCAATGTATGGTTACCAAATCGTTGATGATTCAATGATGAAGCGGTACAAGGCGCACGGCCAACAATCAATCCAGGGCAAACACTACCGATTAAAAGCAATGCAGGATTTACCGGATACGGATCCGTTTGTTGAATTTATTGATTCAA